ACCTTGAGATGAAGCAGGGACTCAACTCGCACATGAAGGGTGGGATTGGGCCGTTTACCACAGTGGCTCGTCAGGGCACTGCGGAGTACACAAGTTCTTTGAGCCGCGCTAACGCTTTTCTTGATAACTTTGTGAAGAATAACTTTGCACAGGGTGCCGTTACGACAGTTACAGATGATGGAGATGAGGGTGCGCCCGGAGGAACGTCGTTCAGCTTAACTAAAGGTCAAAGTGCTGCTGCTTCTCGCTATCAAGGTATGGCAGATGCTGCATATCAGGAAAAACTAGACAGCATCCTCGACCCAAGCAAGTCGATTACATCAGATGACTTCCTCGGTGCTGGTGACATCATAGGCACAAATGATGCTGTTGGCAGTATCCTGACACCGACAAGTCTCCGCACTCCTGATCAAGACTCCGGTAATCCTCCGCCCCCGCCCCCGCCTCCTCCTCCGCCTCCGCCAGAGCGGGATGACAGCGACGACGACAGACCCAGCGGCAATCAATATTCAATGGACAGTGTTCAGGAGTCCATAGACTACGTGGAAAGCGGTTATCAGGAAGCTGCTTTTGGTAACACCGACAGTGGCAGCGATGACAGTGGTGGCGGCGGTGGCGGCGGCAAGATTGTCTGCACAGCCATGAACGAAGCCTACGGCTTTGGTTCGTTTCGTCAGGCTATCTGGCTTGCACACAGCCGCAACATGCCGCCCGAGTATCAGGCTGGCTATCACGCCATCTTCAGACCCCTCGTCTCCTACGGATATGGTGGCACTACCAAGCCCCGCCAACTGGTTCGCGGCGTTCTTGAAGGTATCGCTCGTCGGCGCACCGCAGACATTTGGATGCAGAAGAAGGGCAAGCGTCATCCGGTTGGCCGTATTGAGCGGGCGTTCTGGGAGCCTATTTGCTACGTCGTTGGAAAGGCGGTCCTATGTCTGAAGAAATGAAGAAGTACCGCGAGGGTGTGGTAGAACGTGCCAAGAGACTCGACAAACGAGAGATGGGTCTTCTTCAGGACATGCTTGAGCAACCGGTTGCCCTAGTCCTTGCAAAAGTTCTTGGCGATGAGTTTGTGCAGGGTGTAAATGCTAATCAGTTTCGTCGAGGCGGTCTTGTACAGGGTATGGCACAGGGCGATCAACCCATGCAACCCGCACAGTTTGTAGGTGGCAAGCCGCCAGAACAGTTCAGCGAAGCCGAAACTGTTGCGGATGATCAGAACGACAGTGTCCGTCCAGACACTTTTATTATCAATGCACCGGCTGTTGAGATTGCCGGGAGCGAAGACATTCGTAAGATGTTAATGAAAGCTTATGAAGTTGCTGTACAAAAAGGACTTGACATTGGTCGCGTAGATCGTAAACTATATGAAGGTACTATCGATGTGGCCCTATCTAAGGGTGAGGTAAAAGTACCCCCTGAACTGGTCAAAGTCATTGGCCTAGATCGTCTCCGTAAAATTAACAATCGTGGTAAACGAGAAGTCACTCGTCGTCAAGAAAAGGCGGGAGGTGGATTCCTCGACGAAAAAAAGTTCGCAAACGGAGGTGACGTAGACTACGAGGATCGCATCATTGCGGATGAAGTTCGCCGTAAGATGAAAGAAATGCTTGGCAATCTTCCAGAAGACGTGACTGTTACCTCTGAATACTACGAAGATCAGCCAACCGCAAAAATGCAAGGTAGACTGTATAAAGGAAAAACCGTATCAGACTACCATAAAGCTCTTGCAGATGCTACAGGTATGATTCCTATAACAGGAAAATTTGAGGCAAATCCTCGTACTCGAAAAATAAACGTACCGCAAACTCCGACGCTATTTAATCTTTTTGCAATGGCCGAAGAAATTGCCCATCTAGATTATCTAGATACAAGACGCACAAATCCCTACCCTGATCCTGAAACTTTAGACTCATTCTTCAATCCATCTGCCCAGCTAAATAAAAAGTACAGTCAGTACGACATAAAAGTTGGAGCAGAAACACCTTTTAATCCGTATGAAGCGTTCGAGATGGAGGAGAGGTACAACGAAGAAATAAGAGCAAAAGCTATCGCGTACGAAACTGTGCAAGGTATGCTACCAAAAAGTAAAAAGACAGCAGATTTTACAAAGCTGGGCTATCAAGAGAGTTTTGCTAGGTACGTGTACGACAACGCACCTACTCCAATTAGAGCAGGTCTTTTTAATAAGTATCCAGAGCTACAGCAGTTTGTAGATGATAAAGGCCGCTTTATATCTAAAAGAACACCAATAATTAACAAGGGTGTTAGAGAGTATAACAGAAGAGCTAGAAAAACAGAAGCTCAAAGTAAAAAATAAAATTTAAGGAATTCGCTGGCTACCCGCAAGTTTGCGGCCCCAGCACAACCGGAGCGGCTACCCACAGCCAAGTGGCCCCGCGAGTGAGGTAAAATAAATGGCAAAACGAGTAAGAGGCCACCGTGCCAACAAGCCGAACGATTCCTTCGGCACAATCAACAGCGACACGCTGTATCGTGGTAACTATCGTGAAGATGTCTATAAAGACGAAGACGATGAATCTGACGAAGCTGTGGAAGCCCAAGATGCGGACCCCGAAGAGGCTACTCCCCAAGAGGCAGCGAGTTTCGTAGAGCCGAAACAAGAAGCGGACCACGACTACAAGAAACGATACGACGATCTTAAAAAGCATTATGATGCAAAGGTCAGCGAATTCAAGCAGGAAATAACCGCCTTGAAAACGGCAATGAAAACACCACAGGCTGAGATGCCAGAGGGAGTTTCAATGCCCAAGACGCCAGAAGAACTGCAAGCATTCAAAGATCAGTATCCTGAAGTATTTGAGGTCGTACAAACCGTATCGTCTATTCAGGCCGAATCCCAACTGTCTGAACTTCGACAGGAACTTGGCACTATCAAGGAGCGGGAAAAAGAACTGGAAAAGCAGAAAGCCTATGAGGAACTGCTACGGTTGCATCCCGACTTTGACGAACTCAAGGATGATGAGAAGTTTCTCGGTTGGCTTTCCGAACAACCTGAATCTATTTCTGACGGCATCTATCGAAACAATACGGATGCACGTTGGGCGGCACGGGTACTTGATCTGTACAAAGCAGATACAGGCCAAACTAAGAAGCGCACCAAGTCTAAGAACTCCGCAGCAGACGCAGTAACACGCAATGTTGCTCGTGAAGTTAAAACCGCGAGTGGGAGTGATAAAATTTGGAAGGCTTCAGAAATCGGTAAAATGAAGCCGTGGGAATTCGAAAAGGTGGAAGCCGAATTAGATGCTGCACGAGCGGAAGGCCGAATTGACTACAACAACTAACCTTAACCTCCAAATAGGAAGGATGGACTAATGGCTTTTAATAGCGCGTCAGGTCATAATAACCTGCCATCCGGTAACTTTACACCGGAAATTTTCAGCCAAAAAGTTCTCAAATTCTTCCGTCGCGCTTCGGTTGCAGAAGATATTACGAATACCGACTACGCTGGCGAAATTGAGAACTTTGGCGACACCGTCCGCATCATCAAAGAGCCGACCATCACGGTCTCCTCTTATGCACGTGGTGCGGTCGTAAACCCGCAAGACCTCGCTGACGATCAGATCACTATGGTGGTCGATCAGGCGAATGCTTTTGCATTTAAGATTGACGACATCGAAGAGCGTCAGTCTCACGTTAACTTCGAGGCGCTTGCTACTTCTTCGGGTGCATACTCGCTGAAGCGCAAGTACGACGCTAACATCTTGCAGAACATGGCAGATAATGCCGGTAATACTGGTACTTCTGTTGGCACAGTTGGTGCCCCTATCGATATCACCGGTAGTGGTAACGAAGATGCTGCTGTCAACCTGCTGATGACAATGGCTCGTATCCTCGACGATCAGACTGTTCCGGAAGAGAACCGCTGGTTTGTAGCACCTCCAATCTTCTACGAGAATGCGTTCAAGGCTGGTGCCAAGTTCGCAGAAGTTCAGGTAACCGGTGACGGCACCACGCCTCTCCGCAACGGCCTTGTAATGGCTGGCAACATTGCTGGCTTTAATTGTTACAAGTCCACCGCCCTGAACAACTCAGGAATTGACGTTGTGACTATTAATTCGCAAGACACTACGAATGACTTCGTTGTTCTTGCTGGACACATGTCCTCAACTGCAACTGCTTCGCACATCGCGAAGACTGAAGTTGTACGTTCGACTGAAACCTTTAGCGACATCGTTCGTGGTCTCCATGTGTTTGGCCGTAAAGTCATTCGCCCGGAAGCCATCGTTCAGGGTGTCGTTAAGACTGACTAATAGGGAGGCTTAGTAATGGCTACTTATACTGTAACTGGTGCTGTCGCTG